TGGTACGAAGTATTTCACCAAAAAAAGGAGAAAAAAGATGAATGATCAACTTAGAAACGTTCTAAACTGCAGATATCAGGCAGAAATAGAAGACGCCAAGTATAAGATAAAATGCTACAGTGAACAGGAACTAATAATCCCTGAACACCCAGATATCACTGGAGAAGTAGATAAATTATTGTTAAAAATAGCTGAGGCAGAGGACAAAATGGCAGTAATGGATCTACATTATGGCAAAAATAAGACAAAGACAGTGCTATAAGAGATACCACAGATAAATTACATACACTTAAAAAAAACATGAAAAGTTTTTGTCTTTTTGTCAGAATGAGCTAAAAGTGTTGGTATTACTGGCTAAAGTGGTGACAAAAATAGTGACAAAAACAGTTTTAGTGACATAAATTTATGTCATATTACAGTAAATATTAATACAGGAGTGCCTTCGCGCGCGCGTAAGGCTGTCATCTTATAGGTGATTTATCTGGTACATCTCTTATAGAGATGCTATAGAATGATATGCCTAGGAAAAGAAGAAAAGCCGTTGCCTCAACTATAACTCCCGACATACCTTATCCGAAAGTCCGAGTGGAGTGGATCGACTGTGTGAGCGATTCGGGCTGGGCTACTGAGAAAGAGTTTGATAGAATGAAATTAGCAAGACCAATTAACGAAGGTTGGCTGTATGAAAAAACAAAAGAACATATTAAACTATTTGCCTCTTATGACAAAGACAGTGATGAGATCAGCTTTGGGGATCGGACAATGATTCCTCGTCAGTGGGTAAAGAAGATTCAGAAGATATAACTTCAGATTCACCCTCAACAGTTTTAGCATTTAACAATGGTGCGTAATCCTCTAATATTTGTTTCATTTTGTTTTCTAGTTCTTGCTCTGATAAGTCCTCGAGCTTTCCTGTTTTTATTATTTTCCTGTCTATGTATAGTCCTGCCGCTTTGCCTCTATTTGTCTCTGCGTTTACAGCGGAAGAAAAAGAACCCTTTTTCAAAGCTAATTCTTTAATACGATCCAGTTCTGCAAGGTGCCCATCAAATGTCACCATATATTTTTGTATCTTCTCTTCTCTTAATTTACCAATATAGTCTACAACTAAAGGATGTAATTTAGGATTAGTTAATTCATATCCTTCTTGTCTACAACGATTAGGACTAAATCCTGCTTGTTTTGCGGCTTCTGTTTTTGTCACTGCTCTACCGTCTTTGTCACCAAACACAAGTATTTCAGCAAACTTTCTTTGCATTTCTGTCAGTCTTTTAGGTACACCCATATTTGACAATTTAAGCTAACTATCCTATATTGTCAATCATGAAAGTTCATAGAAGTAATCAAGAATTACAAGACGCAATAGAAGGATATAAGGAGTTAGTTAAGATGCAACGTCAAGAAATATACGAATTGAAAAAATTTGAGTCTGAAAACATAAAATTAAAAAACTTATTGCAGGGTTACAAAAAAGTGATAGAGGATATATCAAAGTCAGGTAGTAAAAATAATGTACGTTAGACACCTGCAAGAGTATTTAGATAAGTTTACTGAAGGACAACAAGGTCGTAGAGGTAATGCAGTCAGTGATGCAAAGATATATATCATGACTCGTAAAGGCTACCTAGAGGAGATCAAACGGATTGAAGTTCACCAAAGTAATAATCCGATGGATACCTCTCTGCGAGTTGTGTTGAAACCAAACCGAGAAGAAAAATTAATTTTACCACCTGGTTATGTAAGAGACTATTAACTAGGAGAAAACCCAATGCAATGGGGCCAGAAGCTAAACTATATAAAAAACTTAAAAACATATCTAAAACTATTTCTTGGATTCGAATTGAGAATTATAGCTTACTTGGGACTCCTGATTTACTGGGGTATAATGCTAACAGCTACTTTTTCACAGTAGAGTTAAAGGTATCAAAAGGCAAGAAGGTTCGCCTGTCCCCTCACCAAATATCATTTCATGTCAAGCACCCAAAGAATACTTTTATCTTGGTTGAACATAAAGATAAGCATTTATTATTCGAAGGTCATCAATCGCTTGCGCTTGTCGATTCTGGATTGTCTTCTTCGCTTGAGCCTGTTGCTTCTTCGCTTGAAGGTTCGGTATCTTTTTTGTCATCGCTTGGTGGTTGATTCTTTTTGAGTTCCTTGTAATATTTTGGATGCTTAAACGTATGGGTCACTTAATCTTCCATACAACTTTGTACTTTTTTATAAGCAACAACTTTAAAATCATAACCAACTGTATCTCTATCTATTTTTAATTTCAATGCTTCTTGCCATTCAATTAAAGGATTGCCCTTACAATCAAAGTCAATACCTATATATTTAGGTTTCTTAAAACCTATCCATTTTTGTTTTTTCATTCTTCATCCTCCTCTATTTCAAAATCTACATCACCCATAATTAAACTATCATATGCCATAAGTTTAGCATCTTCTTCATCTTTAGCATCAACATAAGTTTCTCTAGTGATTTTAACTTTATATTTTTTTAACTCTATGCTTTGTGGGTAATCTTCTCCGTTCATTCGTCCCCCTCTTCATTTTCTACTCTCTCATATTCTTTTAAATAATCTAAAAAACTATCTGGCAAATCATCTTGATTTAAAGTTTCAGTATTCCAACTGCCATCTGCATATTTCCAAGTTAATACAACGGCATAACCTTCTATTTCTTTTTTCATATTATCCTTTCTTCTTATTCGCTTGTTGATTATTTTCTACCCACAAATTATGTCCTTCTCCTGTGTATCTACCTGCAATTTCAACGTGATTGATGTAAGTTCCTTTTTTACCATTTTCAGTCCATTTTGTATTAGGAACGTTCCAGGCGCCATCATCTAAATTAAGTAAGGTTTCGGTATCGTGATTAAAAAATAAAACTCGTTTTGTTTGTGGCATTTTTTTTAAATGTTTTATTAAATCTTTTACTTTCATATTATCCCTCCTCGCTTGTCGCTTGAGCTTGCGCGCTTGTTAGTTTAATTCCAACAGACGCTTGCGCTTGCGCCTGTTGGTTCCTGTGCTTTAGCAACGCGGGATTACAGTATCGCCCATTTATACAAACTCGATATTTCATATATTAAACATCTTGCACAAATCCTTTAAAATCTTTTTTTGCTTTACCTTTAGCAATTAAACCCACTATAACTTTTTTAGGGTCTAAATGTCTTAAATCATGTTTATCACCGTTTATCACCTTACGGCCTTTATATTTTTTTGGTAGTTTTTTTCTAAAAACAACCGCAATATTTGTATTAGTTTTTAATAATTCGCTTGTATCTTTTTGGTTAATCTCGCTTTGTGAAAATGTTAATGAATAATTTTTAGGAAGTTCATTTTTAAATCTATTTCTAATTTTTGTATAGTCTATGAATTGTACATTAGGGTTATTTTCCATAAGATTTAAACCGTTTTTTAGCTTGTATCTTTCAAATGGTAGATCGCTTGTGCCGTTCAATCGTACCGTGTATTTTAATTTTTTTCTTTTTGCCCTCTCGCTTGAGCGTTTTATTTCACGATCAAGTTGTTCTAAAAATTTTTGCCTATCAGCTAAAAAATAATATTTTTTGTTTAATCTTGATTTTTGCACTATATTCATTTGGCCACGCCCTGATGTATTTAAACATAAATCTATACATAAAGGACTTGCATTAGCGCATATATTAACACCGCCTATATTAGAGGGCGCAAGGTGTAAAATCTCACTTAAATATTTAAACTTACCTGATTTTTGCATTTTATAGGTTGAACTACCTAATAATTTTTTTTGCTCTTTATATTTATATCTCATACTTTCTTTTTGTTAGGGTTTATTGCTTTGGTTAGGTCAATCCCCGCTACTAACAATAAACCCATATTGCAAGGACAATAATTAAACAATTAATTGTCAATTTTGTATATATGTGCTTGACTTCTTTTTGTCAAGGGATAATATAGGACTTATGAAAGTAAGAAGTAAAAAAAACAACCTTTTAAATTATTTTATTTTTGATGAGAAGGATTTATCAAAA